TCGCCCTTCATTTCTTGCCTTTTTTCCCAGGCATGGGCTTTTTCTTCTTACCGTACATAGTAGGCTCCTAAAAATTTAGGGTAAAGTTTCCCACCCCCAAGTCTAGTCTAATTTTAACGATTTGGCAACCAGTTCGTGCGCTTTTTTAAGCTCTGCCTTGTACCTGTCTGTGGAGATTTTAAGACGCTGCGCAATAGAGTGTTCAAGATGGTAGGGATATTGGACGTAGGCTGCTTTGAGAACGATCCTAGAAAAACTAGGCAAGTTTCTGACAATTTCCTCCACCCTCTCGCCCGAAAGCTGATCTGGCTCGTACTTAGGTTCGTGTCCATCCCATATTTCGTCTGAGACATAGTTTCCTTCCGCAGAGGCAGCTTTATCTTGGACGGGAGGCCCGACATACCCTGCCAGCCACCAGGCCCAGTTCCTCAGCTGCTCTTGAACCACAGTTCCGCGAGTTCTGGTCTGTTCGCTTGTATCCAAGGCTTCGCATCCTCTACGCACTTATGGAAGTCTGGCCCGCAGGTCTGAGACCCTACATGGTGGACATAAGCCCTAGAAATGTAGTGCTTGCCGCCTGTCTGCTGGAGGTCGTAGCATTGGATGTCGTCTGAGTACCAGTTGATCGGCGGGAAGTTTATCCAAGCATCCATTGTGATGTACGCAAAGATTGGGGCTATAACGTCCACCTCTATAATGCTGTTCTCTGAGGCGTGGCGCAGACCGTCTCTATCGCCCTCGTGCTTGAACCTGATGTTCTGTATGCCTCTCGCATAATCAGACCGCGCAGCTACCCAACAGCGGTTTTTCTCGGGGATGATCTGAAGGTCTTCAGCCATAGTAGGCCAGGTATAAGGCGTTAGAACTACGTCATCGTTACAGACGAGGATGTCCTTATGTCCGTCATCAAACGCCTGTAAGACGACCGCATTGTAAGCATCCCCAAAATTGTCGGCAGTATTATCACTTGTAATAGTCCTGTGTTTGGGCAGGATCATGCCTGAACCCGAGATGTAGACTGTAAAGAAGTCTGGCAGGTACATACTAATACTTGCCGCCAAGACTGGTAGGCAATTGCCGTTCTTGGTTGCGATTACGATTGCTGACATAGGTAGAAGAACTCTTGTTTAGGCCCACGAACCTGTGACGGTCTGTCACGCTTTTCCCTAGTGACCAGACCCCTCTTAAAACAGTACAGTAAAGTAATCTTTACTAGCGTCTTGTCTAATTCAAGCAGACTTGCAATCTCGCCCGCGTTTCTAGCCTGGTCTCTGCAACAGTTTAGTATCTGGTCTTTCTTGCTCATCTCATCCCCAAAAAAAAGCCCGCGCGTGGCGGGCTAACCCTGTGACCAGGGGGAGGAGAATGCCTCGGAGGTTGAGGCACACCTAGAATAGCACACCACGAATCTAAACAGTATACCTAAGAACAATCCACCAATTTATGTACCCAACGGTTGTTTTTCTTCTTCCATCCTACAACCCATACGTTCCAATTTGCTTTTCGGACTGGGCCTATAGTTTCACTTTCCGCAATCTTCCGTACACGGCTGGAGATGTTGTCCCAACTCGTACATTGCACCGCAACAGTTTCCTCGTCTCGGATAGCAACAATGTCGCACCAGCCCCAGAGGTCTTTACGGATGTTTGCCCCTGGAATCCATTTCTCTACCACCTCCGCTAGATAGCCCTCCTTTTTTAACCAGGCCAGAGATAATTGTGTCGGGGAGGTAGCCATGTATTTCCTTATGACAAGAGTTGCAGAGTTTGCGTCCTACTACTTTGCGGATTCTGCCCGCACATCTTTTGCACATTGTCCATTTATGTTTTAGCTCGTACATCTATCAGTCCCCTCTCAAATAGCTCGTATATTGTTTTACGCCACGCCCGCAGCCACATCTCCTCCCTTTGCCACTTAGCCAAGTCTTTGCCTTGGTCTAGGATGTAATGGCACTCAGGGCAGAGAGCCGCAACATAGCAATCGTGGGCCTTTATCCCCATACCCTTGCCAGACCAACTCCAGTTGGCATGAGCCGCTTGTGTGCCTTCTCGCCCGCACTCTTGGCAGGGCAAAGAGGCAACGGCTTTTAGGAGTTTAGCGTTGCGGTAAATTCTTGCTCTCCTCGTGTTCTATTAGCTTGTCTATGAAGTGCTTGGCTTTATAAAGATCTTGTATACCGCCCTTGTCCTTCCACCTGGATAAATACTTTATTGCAGAGCCTTCGCAGTAACCTATTCCGTTAGACAGAACATAGTCCCAAGGCTGGATGACTAGCCGCTTATAGTGACTACCCCCTATTTGCTTGTCGTTCACAGCGTCTTTCACAGCCACAATTGTTGGTTTTCCAGTCTCCATCAGGCTCCCCGTATCTGTCGAAAATTGAGTCCTTTATCTGCTGCCGCAGCACCTTGCATGGTTCCGAACTTAGAATTCTTAGTCTGCATCGCCCGCAGTTTAGATTGAATACGCCTCGACTTTCGCAGTCCAGACAAGTTGAAGGGGTCTGCACAGAAGTATTCATCTCTTCCGTTGGCAATGGGCTGGTCAGAATACCCAGTTGGGCAGTAGCGGAGACCTTTTTTCTTGATCTTGTTTTCACGAATTAGTCTATCCAGTATTGAGTAGAGACTACCCTTGTTATGGCCTGTGAGATCCATAATCTCCGCAGCAGACATACTTCTAGTGATGACTGCTTCTACCTCCGTATCACGCTTCATTTAACACCTCCCATGCCGTTGCCGCCACAATTGAAACTTGGCCATTGCCTGTGGCTTTAAGTCTGTCCACCCTATTGGCCACCCCATCAGGTACTCTTGTGCCTCTGGCGTCACCTTCCCAAACACCGTGACCCAGTTTCGGCATCCAGCGTGTTTCTGCATTGACGGGGCGCAAAAATTCGCCATTGTTGTCGGTGTATGCAAGTAACCAAAATCGCTCCCGTATGTGGTCACCACCCAGGTCTTTCGCTGATAAGGGAATTGCTTTGGTTTTGTAACCCATCGATTCGCAGTCGTTTGCAGCTTGGTCAATTGCAATTCTGCTGACATTTTCGGCAAATATGTACCTGGGAGCGACATCTGCCACCACTCTCCGCATCTCAGGCCAAAGGTCGTCTGCCGTATTTTTTCCAGCCGCTGCGGTGGAATATGCTTGGCAGGGAAAGCCGCCAGATACGACATCAACAATGCCTCGCCAAGGTCGTCCGTCAAAGGTTTGTATGTCATCCCAAATCGGGAAAGGCGGGAGAAAACCGTCATTTTGTCGGGCGCACAGTACGCTAGCTGGGTAGGGTTCCCACTCGACTGCACAGACTGTTCTCCATCCGAGGAGATGTCCCCCAAGTATTCCTCCACCAGCACCTGCGAAAAGAGCCAGCTCATTCATGCGTCCTCCATCACTTTGCGGAAAGCCGCAAGTTTTTCAGGGGAAGGCATTGGTCTGTAGGTAAGCTGCGGAGAATCAAAGTAGGTTGGAGCCTTCTTACACAGGTCTTTGAACTGTATAAGGTTGGGTGGGCGTTCTCCAAGCATAGATAGTCCATACTTGATCTGCTCTACAGAATAGCCGCGAAGCTCATCTGCCCACGCACCCTTTACTTCATCCAAAGGCATACCGTCAAACTTCCGAGTCCACTCCTGACCGTACACAACCAGCATCTTGTTCCACAAAGCATCTATCGCGGATAGGTTCATAGGATCATCAACCTTTCTACAGGTTGCCCAGGTTCAGGCCACTTTCTCCCTGTCATCTCTTCCCATTTCTTTCGTTTGGCAAGCTCATCTCTTTCCGCAAATGTTAACAGTTTCTCTTGCGGCTTGTCTTCCACCCACTTAGCCTTAAATCCCCGCCAGCCACGAGCCACCATCTCGGAAAGAGCGTTCTCTAAAGACCAGCCCGCAAGGTCAGCTTCCTTCTGGATTGTCTTTATAACGGTCTCAGTTACTACTGCCCGCGCCTTTTGTCTTTGCTGAAGAAAAGAGTCCCATACCTCTAAAGACACGCCTTCAGGCGCAGGTAGTTTTTTTATTGGTTTATGGTTATTGGTTATTGGTTTATGGTTATTGGTTGGTTGAACGGTCGTTGAACGGTCGTTGAGCCTTCGTTCAGCAGACGCTTTACCAGCCCTAGAAGCCGCCTCAGACTTAGATCGAAAATGTGCGATTTCTTTTTCTGCCCGTTTGTTTGTCCACCCGCAGTCTTGCAAGACAAAAAAAGTCTGCAAAACAAACTCAACCGCGTCTTTATGCTCTGCCATTCCTATCTGGCGTGCAACGGTCGCTGAACAGGCGTTGAACGGACGTTCGTGAAGATAGTATTCGTCTAGTAACCTGCGGTAGGCTAGATCTTCAAATAGTCCAAGATTTCGGGTATGACTAGCGTAGTCACCGATATTAAATTGATAGTAGTGCATCACCAATTCCCTTGAGGTCGGCCCGCACGGGGTGAGAATCCAGCGGGAGGCCTACATTGCGTATAAAACTGGCAGCGGGCCGATCTGAAAGGAACTGGCTACTGCCTCCACTTTGTGCTTCTCACGGCACAGTTAATAAGATACCACAAATCCAACAAAGTTCAATCGAAGAATCGAAGAACCCAAACCCAGATATATTGGGATCTTCGCCTGTATTTTGGGATCTTCGCCTGAAAAGGGGGGTTTAGTCCCGCGTATTCTCTCCTTTTTTAAGGAAAAAATTGACAACCTATTTTTTCACCGTTTAGCGAACCCGTGAAATTAGGCTATTTTGCAAGACCTGAAAAATGCCTCACCGTCTATGACCTCTACCAGCTCTGGGGGCAGCAGTACCCCGTTCCTAAATGTAAGCACCGCAAAGCCAGAAGCCCACATTACGGGGTTGTGTTCTAGGTAGGCAAACTGCCGCCCGTCTACATCTGCAAGCGTTCCTGTGTCTACTCCGTAAAACCTTTGGTGTCCGTAACCAGCTACCGCAGTAATCTGCAAGCGATGTAAGTGACCAGTTACAACGTGCGCTCCCATAGCCCGCAAAGCATTGTTATAGGTGGCGTGGATACCGTTGTGCCATCTGTGTTTGATAAGGGTATTGCCGTTTATGTCCACCGCATAAGTCTGCTTCCAGCGTCCAAAGTAGTCAAACAGGTCTGTGTTTGCCATACCAGAGACCTCTGGGGCGTTTACTCGGATGTACCGCCATAACCTCTGGTCGTGGTTGCCTACGTTCCAAATGAGTGTTGAGTTCTTACTAGCGTCCTCTATCTCTGTCATGCGTGTCACGCAAGCCTCTACCTCTTCCTTGGCTGAGGGTGTTTCGTGCTTGTAGATGGGGTCGTGTCTCGATACTCTGGCTCCGTCAAAAACGTCTCCGTTAGCGATTACGATTGCTGGTTTCAAGTTGCTTACGACCGCAAGCAACGCCTGGTGCGCGATTGTGGGAGGCCCAGGCCAGTAGTGAGCGTCTGAGAAGACCACAACAATCCCGTCCTTAAGCTCGGTATAAATTTTCTGCTCATGCGTTACGTTTGTGATCCGCGAATGTTTAGAGAACGAAAGAAGTTCTATCCCGTGTTTCTGGGTTAGACGATTCCTTCTCGCAAAGACGTTGCGGACAGAAATGCCTAATGTCTCAGCAATTTCTTGGGGAGAGCCTATCTCTCTAAATAGTTTAATAAACTCTTCGTCACTACAAGCTGCTGATGCCATTCAAAGCTCCTTCGGGTCGAAACCCAATGTGTGTGAGACCTTTGCCGCGCAATCCAAGAAGGTCTTGGTGTGCTTATCCCAGTCTGGGTCTTTGCGGATGTAAAGGTGGAGGTGGATCATTTCGTGCGCCATCGTCCTGATACAAGTATCTAAGTGAGCGTGTTTAGCAGAGGAAATGGTTATCTTGTGCGGCTCTGGCTCGTACAGGCCATACACATCTGGGAGATGCCTGACAGAGAAGATCAGGTCTTGAGAGGGAGGTAGTCTCCACGCTTTTATAGGGGGCAACTGGATAAGCAGCTCGTAAACTGCGATGCAAGTAGATCTTGTCACCAGTTTCATGCCAAGCACCTTATCATAAATTGTTTACAAAACAAAGACTTGAACAATAAAGTTAAACTGTTGCATATAAGCAACTAAGGGTTTTTCCTAATATAAATTTCGCGCACAAACGCAGAAGATGTGCTTGTGGTTACTTTTAAGGAGAACGAGATGGAGGACACAATAACCATCACAGCAAAAAGCTACAAAGACGTAATGATGTTATTGCTTATTGCTTTAGGTCGGGTTGCCGACTATGCGGAGTCAGATGAGGAGAAAGAAGATTCTGACAAACTTATGGACAGAGCAACACAGGCTTTGAATGAAGTTTTTGATCAAGTGGGGATTAAAGATGGAGGACTATGACGATGGCCTTGGGCAAGCTCACCAAGAAGACCTGCTTAGGCAGCAGGAGGCTGAAGAGGATGCTGGTTTGTTTTCGCCTATATATGTTTTACAGGGCCAGCAACTTACCGCTGAAATACTCTATTTCAAAAGCATGGAGGCTATCTAAATGGACATGACAATTCACCACACAAACGAACTACGGCTAATTCGCCACAATCAACTTGATGGTCGCACCATTCTGACCACACTAGTTATTAAGCACCGCGATGGCGAGTTTCAGGTTGATATGTTTAGCGACCAACCCATTACTTTTATGATCGGAGAAGCAGATGAGTAACACAGGCAAAGTCAACATCCGAGGCAAAGAGTACCTCACAGTCGCTTACAGAATTAAGCAGTTCCGCGTAGATCATCCAGACTGGCAGATCCATACGGACATTGTTCACATGGATGACGACCGCGTAGTAGTCCGCGCAGAGATCTGTGATTCTGCAAGCGTCACCATCGCTACAGGCCACGCAGAAGAGAAGCGTTCCTCTAGCCAGATCAACCAGACTTCCGCACTAGAGAACTGCGAGTCTTCAGCAGTAGGACGAGCTTTGGCTTTTGCAGGATACGGAGGCTCTGAGATTGCTAGTGCAGACGAAGTACAGAACGCCATCTACCAGCAAGAAAATAAACCCGATCCCCGTGTTGAGAAGATGACCAAGGCGGTAAACGCTTGTGGTTCATTGGAAGATCTTAAGGTCGTCTGGGGGGCCATGAATGAATCAGACCGCAAAGTTATGCAACCAATCTTTAGCAAACGAAAGGAGCAAGTATGTCAAACCACGGCGCAAACGTAGTACGGATCACCGCCTTGTGTGCGGATCTCAGAGATTTAACAGCAGCATCCCTACTTGAAACAAGACAACTTGAGGAGGTAATTACGCGATGTATAGAAATTCAAAAAGAGGCGTTCCACTTACAGGAGTGGGCGATGTCTGCTTTAGATATGGAGTATGCCAAAGCCTTAGACGCAAGGAAGCACAGGCTGCAACGCTTGACGGACTTGGAACAGTAGCCGTTCTGATGCTTTTGTTTGTCGGGTTGATGTTCCTATGAACTGGCTCTTGGGGTTCACTATGGGCCTTCTGTCCTGTCTTATTTATCACAGGGTAGAAGAGCCTGTCCACCAGTCCGCAGAGGTCGCAGATGTCATCCAAGCCTATAAGCAGGGAAGTAAAGACTTGTTGCGACTGAATCCGATAGACGCTCGCTTGGAATCAACCTGCATCCAAATATGGGGCATGAAACAGAATGATTGAAATCAAATTAAAATGTGAAAATCCAGCAGAAGCCGCGATGTATATGGAAGCACCAAGATTGCGGGGGGCGATGGATGATTATGCGTACTGGCTCCGAAACAAGATAAAACACGGAGACCACACGGAAGAAGAACACGCCTTGCTGGAAGTGGTCAGCAAGGAATTCTATGACCGACTAGGAGAAATGCTGTGAGAGAAGAGAATAAATTACAAGGTAACGGTGCGTGGTTTAACGCCCGCACAGGCAAATTGACCGCCAGTCGCATGAAGAACGCCATGAAGTATTTGAAGGGTGGCGCGGACTCTGCGGATCGTAAGAATCTCAAAATAGAGATACTTTGCGAGAGGCTTACTGGGGACATCGTAGACAAGTTCGTAAATGCCGCGATGCAATGGGGAATAGAGAAGGAACCCGAGGCCAAGGAGCAGTACGAGCAGCGCACAGGCCGTCTTATAAAAGATGTAGGTTTTGTAGACCACCCCAAGATTGAGTTCTGCGGGGCTAGTCCTGATGGCCTGGTGGACGATGGTCTGATAGAGATTAAGTGTCCGACCACCGCGACCTACCTAAGCTGGATTCTTGCGGGTGTCGTCCCTGAAGATCACAAGCCACAGATGGCCCTACAAGCCGCCTGTACGGGTCGCCCCTGGGTTGACTTTGTAGCCTACGACCCAAGGATGCCAGAGGCACAGAGGCTGTTTGTGAGGCGGTATACGCCTACTGCAGAAGAGATTGCGGAAGTAGAAGCAGAGGCAGTTAAGTTTTTGCAGGAAGTCGAGGAGATGTTTGACCAACTTACGAAAGTGGAGATGCTATGAGCTACGACAATACCAATTCGGGAATGTTGTCCCGCAACGATAGGAAAGAAAAAGACACCCATCCTGATTTTAAGGGGGCGATAAATGTAGATGGGGTGGATTATTGGCTGAGTGCCTGGGTGAAAGAAGGCAAGCCAGGGGGCAAGATGGAGGGTAGAAAGTATTTCTCCCTATCCGTTAGCCCGAAAGAACAGAATTTTGCGCCTAAAAGTGTAGGTTCTGTACAGAAAGCTGCGTCTTTCGACCAGCTCGATGATGATATTCCAGCGTGGTAGTTGTATTTTTACCACAAACAGTTTAGACTGTAAGTACACCGCAGGTCACCGCAGCGCAGCACAGCGGCAAGCGAGCGACTGGCATCCAGGAAACTGGTGAATACTCTGTGACGACAGAGGACTACTGCGGGCTAATAACTCCACACGGTAGGGCGTAAATTGCCTTCTAGCGTGTCGAAGTGTAGGAAACGACCTGTACCCTTCTGCTGGACTCCTATACCTGTAAAACCCGCTTCTAGGGCCATTCTGAGTAGCCTGTGCGCCTCTGCACCCTGTATGCCTATGTCTGCCGCCTGACCGCTTGCGTGTGCGCCAGGGCGGGCTTTCTTGGCCTCTATGGGGTGTTGGGGGCAACGGTAGCCAGAAGTCACCTTCATAGGTGCGTTATAAACTGTACGCAACTGCTGCAACTTAGCCATGAACTCAGGCTTCATCTCGTTCTGCCCGCAATGAGAACAGTTAAATTCTTGTGCGGAAAAGTTAGGATAGTCTGACCAGTTCACTTTATTCCTCTGGCTTTCTCAAACGTCCGTAATCCACCAAGCCCCAACATACCCATAAGAACGGTCATCAGACTCGCCATATCAAACTCTGGCAAATCGGGAATAGGATGTCCTAGATAGGTCATCACAAAAATTAAGAGGGGTTGTAGCACAAAGTGGTAGGCAAACGCAGTACCGCAAGTCCAGCCGATAAAAGGTCTCCAGCCGCCACGGAAGATGTCTTGCTTGGCTTCTTCTTTGTTGACATCTATCTGGGCAAGGGCAATTTCGTGACCATGCCTTTCTGCCATCGTAGCTATCTCTGCTGCTAACCTTTGTTTCTCGGTAGCGTCAGGGATGAACTTATCCAGCAAAGAAGCAACTGGGCCTATAAGAGCTTGGATCATCTGGTCTCCAAAAATAGATAAAGGGCAAGCCCCGCAATACCGAGTATTGTGACCACTAGGACGATCATCCACAGGGTCAGCATAATGTTTTCTAGGAGTTTCTTTCTGCGGGCTTTCTCTGCGAATTGTTTCCGCAGCACCTCGCGTTCCTCTGCCTCTCTCTGCTGGCGGGCTTTTACCCTAAACGCTTGGAAGTCATCCCACATCCCAGGGCGACCCTGGTAGATGAGAAGCTCTTTTAGTTCTTGTTCTTGCTGTCGGAGTTGCTCAAGGGCGAGAAACTCCTCCAGGTCGGAGCGTTTTCTCTCTGGCGTTTTTTTGACTTCTTCTTCGATCTTACTTGTCGCAGAGAAGTAATCGACAATCGCCTTACCAGCAGACGCAATCTCCCCAGAGTTCTTTATTGCTGTCTTTATGACTTGGAAAGCCGCGTTTGCCGCAGCTATTTCGGCAATCACTTGCCACCTGTAATAAATCCCCAGATCGCTATGAGAACAGCCCAGAAGCAAGAAACGGTAATTGCAATGCCAGCACCCAAGCCCTTCCATTTAGTAAGAGCCGTTTTGACCTCGTGCATATCATCACGAATCTCTTTCATGTCTTCCCGGGTCTCTTGCAGAAGGCGCATAACCTCTTGATGCTGCGCCTCCAATCTAGCTATACGCTCAACGTCTTCCATTATTCACCCATCGGAACGTAATCAGGATCGTGTGGTAGCTCAACATTGGGCCACCCCTCAGAGTTTGGCAAATCTCGCAACGATTGTCTATAGTCTTGCCACTCCTGAGACATAGCAACCCCTGTCTCTGCAGCACGAATCACACGCCAGTCGCTAGCCTCTAAAGCCCTGTCCCTGTTTGCCCGCATCTGTGCAGATTTGCTTGCAACATCTGCCGCAATCTCTTCTGCGGTTTTGTTCTCGACCGCAACCACATAAGCAAAGCCGTTCTCGATGACTGGCTCACACGGTACTAGCTTCTGCGTAGCCCTGTCGTGATCTCTGAACAATGAAACCTTATACGCCCCGTTAGCCGCTAGGAAAGCATCACTAGGCCCAGAGGCAGGGAAGCTGACATTTGGAAATATTTTTTTGTAGTGGGCTACTTGCCCGTCTTTGTAGATTTGCATGGTTTAGTCCTTTAAAGATCTGGGAAAGCCGCAGTAGGTGGTGTAAACGCCGCTGTGTATCGTGCAACGCCTTTGGTAATGCGGAGGTCGTCTATGTAGCCGTTGAATGTTCTTGTTGATGGCGCAAAAGTTGAATTTAAGATCGCAACATAAAACCCGTTAGTAACATTAAAATTGCTTGTATTACCAGTAACTGTTGCGCCTTGTTGAACGCCATCTAAAAAAACCCTAAGAGAACCAGATGCCCTAGTAACCGCAATGTGATACCAAGTTCCAGTTGATAGCACTACTGCCCTTTCAATAATTGCGCTGCTTCCTAAAGCAAACTCAATTTCTCCCGCATAATATTGCAAATACCATCCATTTGAAGCGTCAGCATACCCGCTACAAATACAAGGATCACCAGCGGTAG